AATTTACATCACCTGAATAAATCGACAATTCTGAGGGGAACTGTTCTACAAAACTAATAGAATTAGTAGTAAATAAAGATCTACTTGCGGGAGCTGTCATACCATACCCAAATAATCCTGGTCCTTGTAAACTACCTGTATATACATCACCTATATTGTTTCTAATATTATACCCCCCAAATACCCCATCTTCATATCCATTATTGTTTGCTGTATAATTATATATTCTTTGTAAAGATCCTCTATTAAATTTAACACTGTGTTTTAATTTTAAAGCGTTATCAATTGATTTATCTAGTAACTTAAAATTAATTATAGATCCTTCAGGTAAATCTTTATCTACAAATCTTTTAAACGCTTCTTCATCCGTGTTTTGTCTATCTATAAGCTCAACTGCGTCTGTATTAATATCTATTAATAATATTTTATCTATAGAAACATAACTATGACCTATTAATTTTACATAGGCTGCTTCTTCAGCCCCATCAACCCCACTATCACCTCCTATAATTGTAGTACCAAAATATAAAGCTACTACTTTATTTTCTATAACCGGATTTTTTCCATAAGTTACATCCCCTTGGGTAAAAGTATTTATGCTATTACCTGTAAGTTTTGAGCCTTCAAATCTTGGATTTTTCCAACCCTCAAGATCTAAAACTGAATCATTAAATTCTACACTATAATCATTAGCCATAACTAGTATTCTGTTTCTTTACCATTAGTTAATTTCCTGTAATAAATACTAGAAAGTCTTCCCTTTACTGCATTACCTAAAAGAGTTGATGATTTACGTGCTATGTATCCAGAAAATTGTCCTCTTCCTACTTCCCTTATAGTAAAGTAATCTATATACATTATTCCAGCTTCACCATTATAATTCATTAAAAAATAGGGGGAAAATTGTGTAACGTTTGAATGGAATTTACCGGGGTTTAAAATATCTGGAAATCTTCCAGATGAGACATTTACTCCATCTGCTCCCTGTCCTAACATATATCCTTTAAACACTGTAAAAGAGGTAGATGTAAGTGGATTATTAGATCTTAAAATGTTAAATTGTCCAGTGGTAACACTATTTCCTACTGCGTTTACGCTATTACCACCTGCATCAAATCCTTGTGCACCTGCATACACAAATCCCTCATTGTCTGCTTCTCCCTTTATTCTTACTTCAAATTCATATAATTTTTCAGGATTTAAAGGAATTTTAGCATCAAAAATTAACCCAGATGCATCATTACCCGAATCATCACCTATTTTTAAAACTTTACTTCCTGAAACATGTCCCTGGTCTGTAGGGAAAGTAGAATTTGCTGAGGTTAAAGTTTCACTACCATCAAAATATGAAGTTATACCTTCTAATGTTGATATGTCCGAAGAAAATGTTTCTTCAAATATTACAGTTCTAGTCCCCTCAGATAAAAGTGGTTTTATAGGTGCTTGAGCTATATTTTGTTGTTCATCTAGTACGTAATCATCTATATCAATAGTAATATTAGTTCCTGTTTCTAATCTTTTACCCGTAATACTGCTGGTTGTAGATGATAAATTATTTGTAGTAATAACAGAAGAGCCTGATAATGTAAATGCTCTTTCAGGATCAATTTGAAAATCTAACGTTTGATATGATCCCTCGGTCATTGTGGTGCCATAATCTATTACTGGTAATTCTCTTGCAAATTTGTTTCTTTCTAAATAATGTGGTTCAATTAATAAACCTGTCTTTAGATTAGCTTTCATAGGAACAAATTGTTCAACTAATTTAAAAAGTGTATGGTCAAAATATTGGATTGTTTTTATATAATCCCAATAATTATATCTTTTATTTACTCTTTTAAAGTAAATATCTTTTATTGTTTTTAAATCCCCATAATTTGAAGATGATTGAGCTGAGGGTAAAGGTGAACCAATATAATCGTCTAATCTAAAGGCACCTAATTGATAAACTATATCCTCGTTTATTTCAGTTGTTGGAGAAAAGAACACACCTAAATCTTCAAAATCTTGTGGTTGTCTATCTAGTGTTGATTCTTCTGATCTTACATTAATAGATAAAATATCATCATCTACGGTACCTGTATCAATTCTTACCTTTTCGCTTGTCATTGAAATACCAACAGTGTCAGGGGTTGGGTGGTAGTGATTTTCAACTACTTCTTCATATTGGGAAGCACTTGTATTTACTATGGCTCCTAAATAATCTACATCTATATTAGGGTGAAAACTTGAAGTATCTTGTTGGTCATTACTTCCTAGTGGTAATCTTAAAACTAAATTATCGTAAGAAGAAGAAATTGTATTACCTGCGTACATAAAAGGTTCTAGGGCATGTTTTTTAAGAGTAGCATCTGATAATATTTCACCAAAATAATATCTTAATTCTTGAATTGATCCCGAAAAACCAATATCTAATATATCTTGTTCACCCGCTATTAGAACTTCTGACGCACCACCTATATAAGAACCAGCCTCATAATAAGGATCTCCAAATGTTATAGCTCTATGGGATTCTGGTTGAGTATAAGTAGATGTGTATGAGGATATATTTCTATTAAAATTAGCTTGGTAAGCTCCAAATTCTATATTAGAAGTACTTCCTGATATACCTTCTGAACTTAAAAATATATTCCAAAAACTACCATTGTATAAAGGAAAATAGTTTGTAGAAGATAAAGTATCACCACTAGATCCTGTAGAGAAGTTTAATCTTCCATATTGAGTAGAATCATTTGAAGATGATATATCATTACCTGTATAGTTTTCTATACTTAATAAAATATGGCCCGCCGATCCTGATCCTTTTAAAGATAAAACATTATAATTATTACCTTCAGTCCTATTAGGTTTAATTCTTAATTCTATAGTCTTATTTGAAGCGGATAATGCATCTGTTAGAGAGGAAGACCAATTTGTAGTAATAAAAGGAGATGAGTCAGATGTTGTATTTCCTTTTAAAGCTAATCCTGATTTTTCATAAGTAAATGTTTTATAAAAGTCCGCTAAATCTATATCTTTTATAGGACCAGCGGGTGCAACAGTACTCCCACCATATTCCTTAACATTTAATATAGTAGAGGGAACACCATAACAACTCATTAGTGCTTTAAGACCACGTTCTGTTCCTTTAGTTTTTAAAAGATAAGGTGCATTATGATATAAACGTTTCCAGATTTCTTTTGTTATATCTTGTTTAGGAATTGAACCAATATTTGATGCTGTGACAAAAGTTTTAATCCCATCTTCAGCATTATAAAAAGCATTTGAATTGCCCCCTACTGTGTAGTCGCCTACTACAAAATCTCCTAATGTATTAGAGTTTATTCCTTGACCTAATATATATTCTATTAAATTTGAATTTTCAAACTGATCAAATGCTTCTATACCTAAACTTTTAAGTTGTAAATAAACTAAATCTTTAGATATACCTGTTTTATTATGTGCATCTTGCACATCTGTCATTGCTTTTATATATGTCCAAATGGTATCATAATGGTGTCCTATCATATGGACAAAAGTTTGATAAAAATCATTATCAGGATTATCTACAATATGTTTTGGTACTAAATTAATTAAAGCATATTCGTTTTGATTATCAAACAATGAGGCTGATAATAATTGACCACCATAATTAGGGAAAGAAAATCTTTCATCTCCTAACCAAGCCTTAACCTGAGATGATGTGTTATGATATAAAGTATAAGGTAGAGTTATAGTAGATTTTGGCCAAGAAAAATTACTGCCTGAATTATAATATAAAAATTGTTCATATCCATCAAAACCCTTAATAAGATTTTGTTTTTTAGTATTAACATCCTCCTTATTAGTTAATGTAAAAGTAGAAGATGTTGGGATTAAGTTTAACTGATTAATTTCTGAATCATATAATTCTATTAATTCTATTTTATATGCAAAGTTTTTTACCCTTTCTAAAGCACTACCAAAATGTACAAAATTTTCAAAGTGATATGGTTGGTCAATATCTTCATTTTCTTCAGAAACTGGTCTTATATAATCATAAACAATTTCGGGTATTTCTCTATTTTCAAGTTGGTTTAATAAATTTTGATAAGATGAAGTAAAGCTATAATTTAGTACTTCATCATAGTTTTTATAAGATGAAGGTACACTATTATTTAATCTAGTATCTATTTTAAAATTAGGACCTTGTAAGGGTGTGCTATTATCCTCTAATTCAGGTTCTCCCAAATCTATAGTTAAAGATAAGGGGTCTGATATTTCTTCGGCTATTGAGAATAAGTCTCTTGTAGAAATAGTAGAAGGTAAAGGTTCTAATAGTTTTATTAAAATTTCATGTTTAGAAGGATTAGTATTTAATAATATATTTATTCCTAGGGGATTAATATTTTTTCCTAAGTTTAAAACAAAATCTTTAAAATATAAAGATCCTTCTATTTCTGAAATAAACGATTTTAAAGATGTATCAAAAGTTTCATTATTAACATTATTAGCTACACCTCTAATTTCTCTTTTAGTAGGGGAAATTTCTGTTATTGTAAAGGGAGGTTCTGTGGATGTAAATATTTTTTTCCTCTGGATATTAAATATTAATTTATATTTTCCCGAAGTATACCCATAAGATCTTAAAACCTCTACGGGATCCATATTAATCTCAGAAGTTAAAGATTGAAGGTCAGTTGATCCTGGTGGAAAAGAATATTGTGTAAAATTTTGTTCAGAAAATAATAATTGGTTATTTGTATTATATATGTGTAATTCTATATAATCTTCGGGTCTACCAAATTTCCTTGATATATCTCTTGATGCAACTTGATCATTTAAGACCAATTTTTTTTCTGTTGATATGTTGGTTATTTCTGCCATTATCTTATTGAACTATTTTGTGATGGTGATGCTTGTTGTATATTACTAGTATTTACGGGGGCATTTCTAATAAGATCTTGTCCTTCAGCACTTGCAAGATTTATTTGTCCTATATTTCTTGCTACTTCTTTATCTTCAATTATAGCCTTTAATTCTGCTAATTGGCCTGCATTTACTCTTACGTTTTGTAAGGATGTCCTAGCTTCTATAAAGTTAGTTACATTTATTGGTACTATTTCTTCAAAGTCACTTAAATCAGATAAAGATCTAATTGTTCTTCCATATCCTATTTCTCGAGGTGTACTTGCATCTACTTCTATATATGGTGGGGGAGTAGCTTCAGGGTCTAATCCCTGAGCTCTAGCCATAGTATTAAATAATTCTGTACCTCCTGATAAAGGTCTTGCTTTTCCTTCTTGCATAAAATAAATAGTACCATTAGATATTCTTAAAAAAGTACCATTTCTAAAAAAAGGATGTTCTTTAACATCATTAACACTAACTAATTCTTCTTCTAAATCTATAATTCGTTCTAATAAAGCATCGATTTCAGCATCTTTTGGATCTATAAAATTTCTTACAAAATCTGTACTTTGTACTATTAATGTAGTATGTGATTTTTCTCCTTCTTTGGGTATGTCGTAAAATAATTCATTATATAAACGAAATAATTTATCAACATTAATAGGTTCTTTTGATTTTAATAATTCAGAAAAAGAACGATCGATTACATCACTAGCTGATTTAGCTCCATAAACTTTTTTTTCTATTTTTACATTTTCTTGAGCCATTATCTAACTACTTTAAAGTGATATTTGTTATCATATATAGTTGTTCCTTCATTATTTGTATGTTTAAATAGAACTCTATAGTATCTTTCAGGTTGTAAACCAGTCATAAAAATTTTAAAGTACATTCCTTCGCTATCAGCACTTAGTTTTGTAAAATTATTATCAAAAGGAATAACTTCTTCTTCTGTATGTGCGTCTCTTATACTATAGAATGATGATGTTGTAAAATATCCAGGATTTAAATAATTCGAAGACGACGTAAATTGTCTAACTGGGTATTTTTCTCTTACATGTATCCTAAAAGTAGCTTCATCGTTTTTATTATATTTTTCTTTATTTCTATAAAGTGAAACATTTAATTCTCCATTTTGTTTTGCAGATGATTGTAATCCATGAACACTATCATCCCATTTAAAAGCTAATTTTGGTGGGTAAATAGTATGTGTATCAACTGAAAAATATTTCATTTCCCCAAAACTGCTTGAAGTATTTTGTTCAACAGAATCTGGTTGTTTTATTAAAAAACCATTATTGGCAATACCCTCTGGATAGGCACTACTTGCAAATAAACTTGCTGAGTATTTTTGTACTATTGTAGTTACATCTATATTTGTGTCTAAATTATCCCCGCGCAAAAATTGTTGAGATCCTTGGAAATTACTACCAGTATACCATACACCACCACCCTCGGCGATTCCAACAGCATTTATTGAACCCGTAGTTCCTTGTGCAAAACTACCTGTAGTCCAAAATGTTTTAGTTGTATCATTATCTCTAAAAATCCAAGAACACCCATTTGAACCTGTTGGTAAATTTGAATATCTACCTGTTCCTTCATCCCATGATCGGGAGACCGCAAATACTTCTAAATCTAAATTACTTGCTAAATTTTTATGTTCTGAAGATAATAATTGTAATGCTACTGATGATATTCCATTATTAAAAATAGATGAGCCTATTTTATCGGATATAGTTGATTTTATTTCAGAACTTTTAAATTGAATTAAAACTCTTGAAGGGTAATATCTTTGATCTGAACTTCCTTTTTCTGAAACAATTTCAAGGATTTCGTCCCCACCAGTATTCATTTGGGTTCTGTCTGGGTGACTATATATCGTGGAATCTTTTTCGGGAAATATAAAATAATATGCCATATTAGTATGTTGTTACTCGTCCTTTAATGTCTGTGTTAGGGTATTTTAATTCAAAAATGCTTGGGTCTAGTGAAGGGTATATTACTCTATTTTTTGTTGCTTGAGTAAAATCATATTTGTATTGTGAATACCCTGATTCTACACCACTTTTATTAATAAGTTCTACTTTTTCTATTGTTTGTACTCCTTTAACAGCCCCTATTAAATTTTCTATTTCTGAAATTATAATAGGTTGATTTATTTGCCATCTATCTATATTAAAATAATCTTGTATTTCTGAAATACATTCTAATACAACTTCTCCATTATTATAATTTTTAAAAGATGTTATTTCAAAATCTAGAGAAAAATTAATAGGAAACGCATCTTTAATATTAATAGAATCTGTTAGCATTCTATATTGCTCCAAATAGGTGGATAAATTTGTTTTAGTAGCTGTGTTTAAAGTTGTTAAATTTTTATTCGAATCATACCCTAAAGTATATAAATTTAAAGCTAAAGGATTGGGAATACGATTTGGTTCGGTTATTAGGGGTGATATTTGATCATCTTGTGTTATATAAGTTTTAGCTACTCTACCCAACTGAGAAGGCATGGATAGTGTTCTTATAATATAATCATCTTTAGTTACTGTTCTTTGTTGGGATGAGAAATTAGCCATTGTATTCATTCTAATTTCCTCAATTGAATCACCAGCGCCCCCACCTTTAGCTGCTTCTGGGTTAGTAGATGAAATTGAACTTTTTACAAAATTCAACATACCCCCATTTAAATTTGGTTTATTAGAAGTAGTTATAGTTCCTATTTTTGTAATAGTATTTGAATTAACATTTGCACTTAAACCCCCACCTATAACATAGGTTACTGTAAGTGTTGTATTTGCGGGTACTTGCCCATATGCTTTTGTATATAAGAAATTTGAGGGATCATATCCTACATCTAATTTTGATCTTCCATCTTTAATTCCTAAACCAATATTATCTGGATTTGGAATAATTTCTTCATCCGCTTTATCACTTGTACCAGACCCAAATTGTATTTCAAGTTGATTATTTGTTTTAAATCTAGATACAAATCTACGTGATGACCTAGTTAATTTTAAAAGATAAGGTGTTTGTTGGTTAAATCCATATAAATCAGGATCATTAGCAGCTGTATTTTCTATTTCTTCAAAAACTGTATCTTGGGCTAAATATGGTACTTCAATATAATTGTTTCCATCTGAGTCTACTACTGACTCTATAGATATAATATTAGTATCAAATAATGTTAGTGTTTTAAATTTTTCTGCTGCTCCTATAGAAAAAGTAGTTGTTTTAGTTTCTCCAGAAATAGCTTTAACTTTTTTCTTCAAAAGATAATATTCAGGGTTATTTGAATCATCAAACTGATATACGCTTATAGTTGTGGGGTCAAATGAAGATGAAAAACCGAAACTAACTTTTTTATCTATATAAAATTTTGGTCCCTCAGTTGATTCAAAAATTGAATTGTTTTCAATATCTAACGTAAAATTAAAATCTGGTTGATAGTCTCCACTAGCCCCCGTTGATGGTACTAATTGAAATAAATCTAAATCTACAGATGCAGCTGTTGTTACTTTAGGTCTATAACCCATAGCATAGGCCATATTATACAGATTTTCTTTTTCTTGGGCTAGTGATAAAAATGATTCTCTTAATTGTGTGTCTGTATAGAATGATAAAACATCACCTACATAAGACGCCATTTCCACAAACATCATACCAGGATTTCCTTCACTAAAGTCATTAAAATTATTTGGGAAGTATACTTCTGCAAATTCAATTAATTGTTCTTTAAAAGAATTGTAATCCTTATTTAGATATTTTACGTCTTTATCTTGTGTTTTATTTGATACTTTATTATAAGCCATTAGTTAAAATTTAATTGTATAGCATCGTTAGTTCCATCTAAATTAAATCTATACGTTATTGTTATAAACAACTTATGTTCGTCGTTTTCAAATTGTACCTCAGTATCTATTAAAGATATTTCGGGGATAAAAAATTGTATTTGTTGATTTATCCTTTCATTTAATTCATCTGTGTTTATATCTTGTTCAAAAAGCATATTTTTTAAACCTACTCCAAAATTTGGTTGGTTTACTCTTTCCCCAGATTCAGTTAATAATAAATTAATTAGATTACTTTTTACTTGTTCTTTTACTGTTTGTGTTCCCTTAAAAAGATTAACATCATCCAAAGGAAAAGCTACCCCTATCCTAGCATTGCTATTACGATCTAATGGGTTTATTCTACGTGCTCCTTGGATTATTGGCATATCTTATAGTCCTTTTTTCTTATTAATTGCTTTCATTAAGCCACTATAATCTCTTGTTACAGCATTAGCTACTTCAGTAGGCATACCTGCTGTATCCATTGGTAAAGGAGCTCCTGTTGAAAATGGTTGTGATAAACTTACAGGTGCTTGGGCTGTTTGGGTATTTGTGTTTCCTGCCGCTGTTTCATTTAATAAATCATTTAAAGTACTATCCCCCACAAAATTATGTTTTTGTTTTATAGGTTTTTTACCCATTATCTTTTCTTTTAAAGAAGTTTTCATTAAAACTGAATCCGGAACTTCAACTATTCTTTCAGTATGTTCTACTATAGTTGGTTTAAGTTCATCACGTAAGTCTTCCCTAAGTGTTTTAATTTCTCTGCGTAACGCATAATCGATTTCTTCTCTAACTATTTTTCTAATTAGATTTTCAAAAGTTTTTGCTTTCATTGTTAATTGTGTTTGTTAATAAATATAAATTTTTTAAACTTTATAGCGTCTATATCCAATCATCTGGAAATTAGCGTTAAATATTTTTTCTATTACTTCATTTTTACCTTGAAATTGTAATTCATTTATAATTCCCGTAAATAATCCACCTAAGTTATCTATAGTATTTTGGTTAAGGGTACCATCAGGATTTATCAAATCTGATTGAATTAATGTGTCTTGATTTATATTTCCTTCAGAGTCTATTGATTCGTCTCCCCCTATATTACACTTTTGTAAATATTGAAGATATAATAATTCTAATAATGTAATTAGAAAATCCATAAAAGCTGCTAAACCCATCAAGGCTGCTATAGCTGCGGGTAGTGTTAATAGTATTATTAGTACTTTTTTACTATATTTCCCTACAGACTTTCCTAAAGATTTAATACCCGCACCAAAAAATTTTATTTTTACCCTAGCTTTATCTATTAAATCTAATAATTTAGGGATTGGTGCACCAGGTATAGCTAATGCAACGCCTAATGCTACTATTAATACCTTAGCTATTACTATTAATGTTTTTAATAATGCAAGTAATGACTCTATTTTAGGGATTATTACATTTATTATTTTATCTAATTTACCTTTTATAGACTCTAATTTATTTTTACTTTGATTAACTTTATTTTTTAATCCGTTAACTTTATTTTTTAATTTATTATAATTAGCTGTTAATTTTTTTTCAGTTTGGGGGCTACAAACATTAGATATAAATTGTTGTTTTATAGATTCTTCAGAGGGTAATTGTTCTTTTACTTTTCCTACTTCTTTATTTGCTTCTTCTCTTATTTGATTTTTAGCTTCAAATATTTTTTTATCTATACTATTTTCAAGTAATGATTGTATTAAGGATATGGCCATTTTACACTGATTTACTTATTTTACTTTTAATATTTTCTATTTGATTTTTTAACTGTACTATTTCAGCTCTTCTTGTACCTAATAACCCATCATTTGCGGGGTTAGGAGCTGTTGGAGTACCTGGGGCACCAGTAATAAATGATACTTTATAAATTACATCATCTATTAATCCATCTATTACATCTAACATATCAATTAAAAATTCACCCGTTGTATCACCTAATAATAATGGTTCTGTTGGTAGATTCCCATCAAATTTTAAACCTAAATATATATTAGGTGCATTTACTACAAATTTACTTTCATCATTTTCACTAGTATCAAAATGGATACTTCCATTTGTACTAAAACCTATAGCTTTATCTGAAAATAAAAGAATAGAATCATCTTTAGCATTAAATAATAATCTATCAGAATTTATTATTACTTGCTTACCTTGATATATTTCGGGTGATTCGGGTGTATATGCCATTTTATGCTAGTTTTGCTTCTGTTATACCATCTTGGTATTTGTTATTACTTCCTCGTCTTGTTCCCCCATAGACATTATGGATTTCTTCTGAATTAGAAGCTAAAGTTGTTCTATTTGTATTTCCTGTTGTTTGGTAAGATATATGAATCCATGATCCGTAGTACGCAGATGCTTCAGGAAATTCCCATATTAATTGTCTCCAAGAAGGTAAATTATTATAACACCAATTAAATACATCTTTTGTAGAAACACCAGGTACTTGAAAATCTAGGGCATATCCAAAAACATGTTCCGAGGTTGAAGAACCCCCTAATTGTTCATTTAATTTAATACATCTATATCCTGATTTTATAATCATATTAGGATATTGATCAAATATCTTATCTCCTACATTTAACATTAATTGATTTAAATTTTCAATAATTTGATCTCTTGAAGGAGATTTATCAATACCAGGAGCATTATTTATATTAAATTTTTCAGCAGTGTTTGACTTTAAAAATTGTTTTAATATAAAACCTCTCTCTCCTATAGCTATTAATGAATCTATTTCCCCAGTGTCTTCAGTTGACTGAATATTTAAAGTAATATTCCTATTATTAATATTTATTTCATTAATGTCTGTTTCTTCTTCAATTTCATAATACCCAACTTCATTTACATCCTGTGCAAGAGTATCAAAAGGGGATAATTCATCTGTTTCTTCCTGTGGTGGTTGTACTACAGTTGGGGGTGAAGTAACAGGTTCGTCTTGGATTTCTTCTACTGGTGGTAGTGGTTGATCAACTGGTTGTTCGGGTTCTGTTATTTCATTTAATTGTGGATCCAATAATTTTTGTTCTACGGTTTTAGGTTTTACTAAATTAGCCCCGAAAGATTTTTGATTTAAAGAAGCTGGGGTAAAACCCGTTATTTGTTGATTAGATGTTAAATAAATACTTGATGCATCACCATCTATATTTTCTATTGTATGTACCCATCCTTTTTCATCTAAATCTTCTGATTGCCCATTTCTAATAATAGTAATAGGATCTCCTGTTTCTCCTGTTTGGCTCCATCTATTTTTATTTTCATCAGGAATTTTATCACTTAAATTAGTAGAACCAAAACGAATTGAATTACCAAATCTTCCTTCAATAATCATATCACCTTCGTAAGGTAATAGTGGTTTTATATTTAATTTTTCGTTAAAATATTTTCCTAAAGATATATCTGTTCCACCATCATCTACTTTTCTTACTACTCCATTTTCTGTTTGTTGGTAATCATTAGATATATCACTATTATTTAATCCTTTTAAAGAAGGTAATGCATTGTGGTGTGGATGGTTCCAAATATTAACCTGGGGTAAGTAATAAGTTGATAAAAAATTACCACTATAAATATTTTTATCCTTAGTAGATAAAATTAAAACTATTTCATTAACTAAAGGGTAATATTTTAAATGGGTAAATAAAGGTTTAGCTATATTAGCTGTTTCTGGGTTTTCTAAAGGAGTGTTATCATCTAGTTTTGTATAAAAAATAGTTCCTATAGAATCATAACCACCTAGTAATACTGCTTGGGGGTGATTTAAATCCAAAATAATATCAAGTACCCTAACAGCTGTTAATTTTCTGTCATTTGATATTGATATTTTTTGATTGCTTTTATTTGACTTAACTATTGCCATTTTTGTCTGGGGCTTCTATTTGTTTAGGTTCTGATTCAACAGTTTTAGCTATTTCTTCAGTTAATTCTTGAAGTTGAGCCATTTCTTCTTCTGTTAATAATCCACCATCCCCTCCTGAAGCAGATACTGTGGATAAACGTTGTATAATAGCTGCCATCTTAATTAGCTGATCGTCATTTTTAACACTTATTTCCATATATTCTTTAATTAGGGGTACTACAACTGTAGCGTCGCCTAAAGATTGGACTAAAGGGCGTAATTCAGCAATCAAAGAAGCAAGTTGTTTGGCTTTTTTTGTTTGATTACTATGAATTTCTTTTAACAAATCTGAGAAAGAAGTATCGTCAAATATTATTTGATTTAATGGATCCATATATTTTGTTATAAATATGGAAAAAACTAAACTCTTACATAGCCTGTTTCAGCATATTCATTATAAAGTCTTTTATATAATTTTTTAAGAATTTTTGTTACTTTAGTAATAACTGGAGTATCAGCACCTGTCATTTCTCTAATATAGATATAAAGGGCTTTTTTATTAAATATTTCTAAATTTTCTCTTCGTTTAAATAATATATTTACCGCATCACATACTTTTCTATCATTATCTTTTTTAAATAAAGTAAACATATGTTTATCTACATATTCTGTATAATAATCTATAAATTCTTTTATATCTTGTTTACGCCCATCTCTACCTAACTGACGTAATACCCCATCATCTTCATCTGCTGATATTACAGCTACTGTTGCTTTTTTCTTTTTATAGTTATTATTATTATATAAAATAAGATAATTTTTACCTACAATTGAAAAATACGAAAATGCTTTAGATCCTTTTTCTGGTTTAAAATAATCTAATTTTTCTAAGAAAAAACAACAAACTTCATGTTTTAAATCTTCTAATGATTCTACTTCTGTGTAGTAGAATTTAAACGTGTGAATTAAATTTTCAGCTAATTTATAAAAAGCATATGCTATACGAGTTTTATATATTTCGTCTCTTTCATTTTGGTTTGAAGAAACTAAATATTCTTTTATAGCTAAATCTACATCTGATGTAAAATATTGTTTTTTAGAGGGTTTTCTACCCCTTTTCTTTTTTACAATTGGTTCGGGAGTAAGAGAACCGGTGGTAGCCGGTTCTTGTTTTTTTTCGTCTGACATTTAAGGATTTTATTTTAATGTAAACTCATTTAAAGCTTCTTGTATTTTTTGAACTTCTTTAAAAAAGAAACCAATTTCATCATCTGCTATAAATGAACCTTTTTGATCTAATTGTTGTAATCTTATATCACAAGCTGTAATAGCTTCACTTTGTTTAGCAATAAAATCTTCTAATTTTTCATTTTTATTTATTAAATTTTTAATAATAAATAAAGAAGTCATTACTACTACTGTTAATATTATACTAAGTATTATCATTGCTATTCTTTAAAAAATGAATCTATAACATCTAATGTTGCGGATGCTAATTTGGGGTTATTTTCTGTATTTATTTTTTTAGCTACTCTTAATGCTTTATCACCTTTAGTAGCATTTGCTGGTTTAGATGAAGATTTAGGATTTGCTGAATTATCCCACAACTCAAATTCAATTTGAGCAGCCATATGATCTGCTTGATGCATTAATAGTGGTAAATGTGTTCTTAATCTAGTTTCTTTTTGACCAGACATAAAGTAAAACTTATTTGACTCATCATATAAACCATCATGAATTTTAATTGTAATAAATTCATTTTGAGTAACTTTACAACCAATTTCCTGTAAGATAAATAATGAACGTTCAGGTACTTTCATAGCTGGAATAGCTGTATTGAATTTATACATCTGT